AATCTATGGACTACATTAAAAAAGGTTACAAAATTCTATACTGGGCATGGTGGTAATGAATTATGATAAATATAAACTGTCTAATCCACAAGACGATGGCTTTACCTCTGATGAGGTTACCAGCTGTTGTGGCGTGGATGAAGAAGGAAGCCGAGCAAGTAATTGTTGTGATTCTCAATTTTTTGCAGAAACCGACATATGTAACTCTTGCAAAGAACACGCTGAAGAATATATGAGATGTTCAGAATGCGAAGAAGACGATTCACAATATACTATTATTAGTGAATACGAATATAATGAGCGCAGACGAGAGGATGCACAAGAACATAATAGAGATGAAGATTAAAGAGATTAGTATTAGTTACTCTGTGGCAATTAACACTGGTAACTTCGAATCAGAAAAATGGAATGTCACACAAGTGGCTGAACTACAAGATGGTGAGAACTATGAAGATATACGCAGTCATTTAGCTAAAGACGTGCATACATATGCACAAAAACTTAAAGCTATAACAAAGACTAAAAGTAAAATCTTTAGTTCATTACCAAGTAAAAAGAATATAGTCAAAAAAGTTGACTTGTTACAAGAAGATTACGAATTAGAAAATAGAAAACATGCTGAAAAAATTAAGTAGTTTATTATGCATACTAACATTCTCGTTAGCATCATACGCACAAATGTCAAAAAATTATATTGTTGTCGTTGGTAAAAAAGAATTTGCAATAGTTAAAGATGGTAATAATTATCCGTTTGATGAAATGTATTTAGAATATACAATACCTGATACAGTATTGACGGTATTAGTTATAGGCGACTATAAAGAATATGGAGATACAGTCAAAACTTACAGAGTAGTAGAAGCTTTTTGTAAAGATGGTACATCAAACATGAGTGTATCACAAACAAACAGAAACAATGATATGCTCATATTAAACTTTACTCCATACATACATGATTCTATATATGTATCTGAAATGTTTTTTAAAAATGAAAGATAGAATATTGTATCAAATTGAAGAATTTGAAATGGGAAGTATAAGTGCATATACATTAGTAAAAAGAATTAAACAAATTTTAGAACAATGAAAGTAAACAGTCTTAAAACAAAAGTATCAAATATCTTACAAGAAGATATTGCTTATGCAGATGACGACCAAAGATTAGTAGCTCGAATAATATGGGACTCTATGAATAATCATGATATAAGCGCAAAAGAATTATTACAAAATATGTTTATATATAAAAAATATCCTAAACCAAAATCTATAGAAAGATGTAGTAGATTATTGCAAGAAAAATATCCAGGACTACGAGGTAAAAACTGGGTACAAAGACAGAAAAAATCAGAACAAGCTAAAAACAATATAAACAAAAGATTAATATGATGAAAATACAGTTCGAATTAGCAGAAATATTAAAAGTACAAAGCGCTTCTTATCAAGAATCGTCAATGATAGAGTACATAATACAACAATTGGAATTGTTAAAAAAACAAAATCATGATATTAACTATCATGTAGAAACAATTAAACTTTTATCTCAAGAAATACAAAACATATATGTTACCAAGGGTAGCGTTAGTGGTAATGAACACTATCCATGTTTTGTATCACACACAGACACAGTTCATAGTATAATAGATCATCTACATATTGGACAAGGTAAAACTAAAGAAGGTCTTGACACTTTATTTGGCTATACAAATGCTATACAAAAACAATACGGTGGCAAGTTTACAATTCCAGCGGGTTGTGGTGCAGATGATAAAGTTGGTATATGGGCCTGTCTTAATCTTATTGCAAACTTAGATGTGTGTAAGTTAGCATTCTTTGCTGCAGAAGAAGTTGGATGCGTTGGCTCAAGCAAAGCTGACAAATTATTCTTTGCAGACGTAGGCTATGCATTACAAACAGACAGAAAAGGTAACGAAGATTTCTCTATGGATATTAATGGTACAGAAATGAATGATGAAAAGTTTCGTACAAAAATTAAAGATTTAGTAAAAAACAGAGGATTTAAGTTTTCAAAAACATTTACTACAGATGTTGGACAGCTTAAAAAAGACGGTATCAATGTTTGTATGTCAAATATTAGCTCAGGTTATTACAATGCACATCAAGATGAAGAATATGTAATAGTCAAAGAAGCAGAAAATACTCTTGGACTTATGTTTGATATATCCAGCCGACTTGGCTTAGAAAAACAATATCATAAACCTGAAGAAAAATATCAAGTTTACCAAGGTGTGGTTGACACAAAAATACATAAAAGAAAATTTGTTGATGTCCAAACTAAACCATATACAGACTATGCAAAAGAATGGGAACAGGAACAAGAAGAAGCAGATTGGAATAGAAGCTATGGAGTAGATTATTATGGTGATAAAATTTACAACGAAGCAGAGGCTAACCTATTAGATGTTAATGAATGCAAAGAATGTGTAGATGACTTAAAAATAATAAATTCACATAAAGTTTGTGTTAATCCAAATTGCAATCGATGCAATGTAGAATATGGAATAGATTTTTTAGATAACTATGGTTATGCAGGTATGGGTTACGTAGATCCTGACGCCATATATCCCGTGTATGACACAGAGTTTGCAGAGCTAATAGCATATTATAGTCCTGGAGAAGACAAGATGTATTACAAGCCTTTAGAGATTCCATATCAAAATCCGAAACAAGTTAATATACCATTTTAATTATGCAAAAGATAAAATTTAAAAAGTTTAATACTGAAGAAGAGGTATTTGAATATCTCGAAGCAAATGGAAAACACAAAAGTAAAAGTTTAGCAACTTTAATATGGTCGTATGCAGATCTTAACCAAGAATTTGCAATTATTCAAGAACATATGTTTGATGGTTATAGAGTTTCTCCATGTTGGGAACTAACTGACATGAGACAAAGAATCAACTCAGATTGGCATCGATGGTATACAAGAGAAAATGAGTATCTACCTTGTGATATGTTCGACTTAAGAACAATGAAAGATTATGAAATACCATACGGTTTTTTAGAATTACACAATGTAAAAAGTTTATTTAGGATTGATCCAAAACTAAGTCAATTGTTTGATTCATTACCACAATGTAATTTACATACATTTTTACGTAATTATCATAATGGTATACTTGATGGCCAAGCTTTTAGTGAAGATGTTTTAGAATGGCCAGTATCATTATCAACAGGTATAACCGACCCTACTAGAGTTGGATTTTTTACAGTTAATAAATTGTATGAGATGTTAAAACAACAAGCTAATGGTTATTCTGAACATTTTGACAAAAGTATTTCTATTTCAGAAAATATGAAATCTGAAAGTTTACGTGAATCAAAAGGTGTAATTGCTACTTTTGGTAGAGCATTAGAAAAGTTAATTAGATCAGGATATTATCATCCCTGGAGTACTAGTGAACGTAATATGTTCGAAGATAGCTTATTGTTCAATGGGCCTCATGCTAATAGGTTTGAGGTGTGGGATGCAAAAGACATACCTAAAGCATATCATTGGTCAAGCTATGCTGAAGACTGTGGTACACTTGGACATTCATGTATGCGTAGTGAGTCTGACAAAAAGAAAGTAGAATTTTATGCACAAATGGGCGACTCTGTAAAAATATTAGTTTTACTTAATTCTGACAATCTTGTTTTAGGTAGAGCAATACTATGGCAAAAATGCTACAATCGTAGGCGTAAAGATTCCTTTAAAGTAATGGACAGAGTTTATACTGTTAGAAATAGTTATGAGATATTGTTTCACAGGTGGGCCGTAGATAATCATGTAATTAGGAAAAAACTTAATTCATACACTAATAATACACTTATACAGCCTAACGGTAAAGGTGGTATTGGTGCGTGTTATATTGAAACTCCTAAAGATATAAAACAAAGACTCAATATGGTAGTACAAAATCTTACTAATAATTATAATGATAGGATAGAAATACCTGAAGAAGAGTATCAATATCTACCATGGCTTGACACATTCAAATTTTATGACCATATAGCAGGAAGTTTTGTTACGCACAAAACAATGGGTGGACATTTTAAATGTCAAAGCACTACAGGACACTTACAGCGTGATAGAAATAATGAATCAAAATCTTATGATTTACAAGAATTAATGAGATCAAAAAGAATAAATTCATAAATTAGCAAACCAATTAAATAAATATGTTTTATGAAGTAGAAAATATGATACTTGGAAATATTGTCCAAGATTCAAAAAGGTATTTTGAACATGCACAAACGTTCAATTCATTAATGTTTGAAGACATTAATAATGTATTCATATACAAAGCTTTTGTTAAGCTGGTAGATAAAGGTATTAATCCAGATATTTTATCTCTTAACAAAGAAATAGGTAATAAGAAACAACTCAACCAAAGTCTTGTTAGTCTTGTCAATCAACCACTGTTAATGCACAATGAGTTCCAAACAGGGATAATGCAATTATACGAAACATCTCAAAGAAAACTTTTAGCAAGTAGTATAATAGAAATTAATAATAGTTTACAAAATAGTGATTCGATTGATAAGATTAAAGACAAGGTTGATGCTCTTCAAAATAAAATTAATAATCCTAACGATGACAAACAACAATCATTACTTACACAGTTAATAGATTTTACAGATGATTTAGCAAAAAGACGTAGTATAGATGGCATATCTGGTATTACTACAGGTTTCAAATCGTTAGATGATTTTACTAATGGATGGCAAAAAACAGATTTAGTTATAATCGGTGGCGCATCATCAATGGGTAAAACAAGTTTTGCAGTAACAACAGCGTTTAATTCTGCGTTAGCAAATAAAGGTATTGCAATATTTAGTTACGAGATGTCAAGTCTACAACTTATACAAAGAATGGTAAGTTTAGATTCTGGCGTACATAGTCATTGGATACGCAAAGGAGCTCTTGATGAAGAAGAAATGAAGAAGATTAATAAATCAGTAACTAAAATAGAAAATCTTCCTATTATCATTGACGACTGTAATCAAACAAGTCTATCATACCTATTATCTAAAATTAAACAATACGCTATTACAAATAAAGTAGAGCTTATACTTGTTGACTACTTACAATTAGTGTCTGCTTCTGGTGGTTCTAGAGAACAAGAGGTAAGTAAAGTTGCAAGAGCTTTAAAGAACATAGCAAAAGAACTTAATGTTGCAATAATAGCTTTATCACAGCTTAATCGTGGTGTTGGTATGCGACATAACTCAAAGCCTACTATGGCCGACCTGCGTGAGTCAGGCGAAATAGAACAAGCAGCAGATATAGTTGCTCTTATATACAGGCCCGAATATTATGGTTTGCATGAAGATGAAAGCGGTAATCCTACAAGTGGATTAGCTAAAATTATATTTGCAAAAGGTAGGAACATTGGTGTTGGTGAAATCAACCTAAAGTTTATAGCTAATCTTACTAAATTCGAAGACTATGAGTCAAGCGAAGGGTTNTAAATACGGTATATTTACAGTGCTTGCACTCTTTATTGCANTGTTTATAAAGTTAATAATATTGCCTATTACAATTATAGGTGTCATTGGTTACTTAACAATTAAATTGTTAAATACTTTTGATAATTAACAATTATTAACTATATTTGTACATCGTTTAGAAAACAATGAAAACTAAAACTAAACTACAACAAATTTACGAAGAGGTAGCGTATGACACAGGTGAGAAACCATCTGTCGTTAAAGATGCTATTAAAGAACTATTTATTCAAATAGGTGTACATCTTATTACAAAAAATGCTCCTGTAATGATACGTGGCTTTATAAAAATAGTAGTAGCCACAAGAGCATCAAAATCAATCAAAAAAGATTATAAAGATTATGAAACAAGAGAAGGTTAATTTAAAAGATTTACAAAAAGAATTACCATACAAATGGCGTGTACAATCTGCACGTTATGGTAAAGCAAGTTGCGTAGCATATATAGATGCACGTGATGCACAAGATTTATTAGATGATGTAATAGGTCCAGGCAACTGGGCAACTGAGTATTATGAAGCTTGTGGATTGCTTATGTGTAAAGTTGGAATATTTGTAGATGGACATTGGGTATGGAAATCAGACACAGGATCTGAATCTAATGTAGAAAAAAACAAAGGACATGCATCTGACGCATTTAAACGTGCATGTGTGTCTTGGGGTATAGGTAGATTCTTATACAGATTAGATATACAACAAATACCAACTAAAGAATACAAGGGTAAAGAATATCCTTATGCTAAAGAAAAAGATAAAATAATCTTTGATGGAACAGTTCTAACTAACTACATAAACTGGAAGGTAAAAAATGACAAATAAAGAAATTCAAGAAGACTTAGTAGCTTTAGAAGCTACCTATAACTTCACTAACACTGAGTATACTGATGAGCTTACAAACAAGATAATGGATTATCTAAGAGATAAACTATCTATAAACTCACAATCAGATATAGACGATATTATATACAGTCAAATATGGTTTACAATATCAATACACAATCACAGAATCAAATCAAACTTAAATAAATAAATTATGAATTGGAATTTAAACGAAGTAGAAACTTCAAACGGTAAAAACAATAATAACAAAAAAGAATACAAAAAAGTAGAGTGGTTAAAAACACCTGGTTCTTACATTTGTACAATTAATGGTATACAAACAGAACATGATAATCCTAATTGGAAAGGTGGTACACCATACATAGAGTTTTCTGTATTTACAGAAGATGGTAGAAAAATTACACCTAGATTTTATCAACCAAAAGATAGTGATAAGCCTGAGTCTGCTGATTTTAAACGTAAATTATTAAAAGAGTTTTTAGTTAATGCTGGTGTAACTGATTTTTCTAATATAGAAGATTCTATGAAGGAATCAACAGGTAAAAGATTGCAATGTGTATTCTGTACAGAAGAGTATATAGGAACAGATAGAGAGACTAATGAGCCTATGGTTAGAACATCGCTAAAATATAAGTTTAGTAAAAAGATGGGACAGACTATAAAGTACGATGCTAAATATAACAAACAACTTACACCTGATCAACATAAAGACTTTCTAGAGTTGCATAAAGTTTGGAGTGAAGCGTCTAATAAATCTACTAATGACAATGGTGTGGTTTATGAAACAAATGATGGAGAAGATTTACCATTCTAAAAAATTGTATATTTGATGCATGAAAATTTTTATACCAGGTAATGTCCCAAGTTCCAAAAATTCTAAAAGATGGACTGGAAAAATGCTTATTAATAGTAAGACAGTAATGAATTACATTAAAGAGTCTAAGGGGTATTACCTTGAGTATAAAAATCAATTTAAAAAAGAATTAAAACAACATGAATTTCCTGTGAAAATATCATTCAAATTTATAAGAAAGTCAAAACACAAGTTCGACTATATAAATCCAGCACAAACAGTGCAAGACCTTATGGTAAAAAATGGATGGATAGAAGATGATAATGCTGAGTTTATAATACCAGTATTTGAACAATATGAATATGATAAAGAAAAGCCAGGAGTATATATTACAATTATATGATACAACCACCTGTCCATACATTTCCTTTTATAAGGAATAACAAAACATGGAGCCAAAGGGTAATTGACATATATGCAGATAAAATATTTGATATATGTAATGCTTTGCTTGGTATAAATAAAAAAGTAATTTTATCTAAAAAGAAAACAGCAGATCTTGTACTTTTAAGAAAATCAATATGTAATATATTTTGGGGTAAGTATGGTATGCATCCTGAAACCATAGCTAATTTTATAAATAGAGACAGAACATCTTGTCTTTATTATATGAAACATCATGATGGAGATTATGCATACTATCAAGACTATAAAAATATGTATGATTTATTAGAGGTAAGCTTTAGTGCTGTAATAGATTTAGAAGTAATTGAAGAAATGCAAGAAGAACATGTCCAAGAATACATGGACAGAAAAACTAGCATATTAATAATCGATAAGTTAAGGGCGGAAAACAACGAACTTAAAAACAAAATTAACAAACTAGAACACTTAATTAACGAATAACATGGCAAAAAGAAAAACACCAAAAGTAGAAAAACCTCAATTAGAAACAGGTAATGTTGAAATACAAATTGATGGAGCAAAAGTAAATATACCTGTACTGGTAAAAAGACTTTTAGACGACCAGCGATCATCTGTACAATACTTTGAACATTTACTGTCATTATGGTATTTTAAAGAATACAATGAAGACACGGCTACTGACTTTTCAAAAGAGTTTGCTAGATGGATAAAAGAAAATGTACAGAAGTTTGACGAAAGAATGGAAGACTTTAAAAAACACGACAAAGAAAACTTGGAGAATAGCGAAGTTAATTAGTAACTTTGCAATATCTTTCTTACTGGACTTCCTGTCCAGGTTTTCATTGTTTTATTTGATTGGTTGTTCCCAGGGTTAGTTAATCCTAACTCTGGGTATAACATATATTAATAAAATGGAATTAGACGAAATATTTAATAATCAAAAAGAACCAATTGTAGACTCAATACAATGGTGGCAAGAAGATAAAATAGAATCATTATTACAGTTATGTCCTTATGATCCACACGTTAGTGAATGGATAATTAGAAACCTACCAGAAACTAGACAAGAAGCACAAGAGCTTATAGGTAGGTTATGGTTTGATCATGTCCCACGTGATCCTAGAGATCAATTTATGAAAAGAATTAAATTACAAACATTATGAACACAACAGAAAACAACAATTATGAAATAGAAATAGACAATTATATAAAATGGTTTAAAGAAGAAAACTCTGACGAATATGGAGAACTTAAATGGTTAATAGATTTACTATTAAATAGTAAACATAAAGATAATATAATTGATGTGTTAAAAACAACTAATGAGGATTATGAGGATATAAGAAAAAATATAGAGTATATGAAAAGTAAAACATTATGAAAAAAGTAGATAAGCTTTTACACAAAGAAGAAGACATAGATTTAGTTTTGTGTATAGCTATGTTCAGGTGTTTTAATGAACAACTATATAATTTAAAAGGCAAAAATTCTAAACGAGCAAAACAAAAATTTAATAGACTTATTAGAATAGCCAAAATTTATGATGATGAAATTATAAATAATGGTAACCATGAAGATGATGTAGATGTTATTTATGACAAGATAATGGATATAATAATAGAATTAAAACAATTAATTATACAAGAATATGAGAAAGACAATAGTATTTGAAGGCGGAGTTGATAACATTCGCACATTAGCAGACAACAGTTTAAGAGTTTCATTAGGAACTCCAGAATTAGCACCAGAAACAGTAGGTAATTTATACAGCGTACTGAAACAACCAGGATTTGTAGTTTTGTCTTCTGCTCCCATTACAGAGCAGCAGATAGAAGCAGTAGAGTCTGCTAGTATTGACATGGAGTTTGAAACTAAAACACCAGCACAAAGAATGCGTGCAGTAATGTATAGATTATGGGAGCAACAATCTCCTAAACAAACAAATGAAAATGGCAACTTAGAATACGTAGAGTTTGAGTTGTTTTACAAAAGAAAAATGAATGAAATAATAAATCATTTAAAATCTAAATTAGACTAATGTATAATATGGGACAAGAAATAAATAAAAATCAAGAATCTGCCGACATGAGGTTGGAAATAAGAAAAGCTTGTGATTCTATTAAGGAATTATTAATTAATAAAAACTTAGATTATGGAGATAGTGCATTAAATCCTGCAAATATTTTTGCTAAAGGAACAGCCACAGAAAACCTTTGCGCTAGAATAGATGACAAGCTTATGCGAGTTGCTAACAAAGGTTTGAACATAAATACTTATGATACTGTTGATGACTTAATTGGATATTTAGTACTTTTGAAAGTAGCGATTAAAAAAGAAAATTATGAAATTAATTCTAGAAGTAGAGCTAACGTCAAAGGAGAAAAAATCTTCTGATCCAGAATCAGTATTAGTTCAAAAAATGTATAACACTTGTAATGATTGGTTGAATGGTGATGAAATACCAAAGTTAATTTTTGTATACGATGATGATGAATACGATGATTTAGAATCAGAATTATATAATTTATATAACAAGAAAAACAATTTAAACTAATGGGTGTAGAAATACAAAAAGTAATTTCTTATAACAGGTCAGGAGATTTGGATAGTAAAAAAATTGTACTGCCAAAAATTATAAATACAGACATAGGCTTTCAAATACAATTTGGTATGAACCCACCTAAAGATGTGTTTAAAGGAAGAACAATCATGAAAGAATATAAAACTCCTCAAGAATTAAAATAATAAAAAAAAGTGACTGAATCACTTTAACTTCAGAAGTTCTTAATGTTATCATCGGTTTGATAGCATGAACATATTTTATTATGAGTAACTTTTTTTCAGTTATCGTTTTTAAAATTAGTTCAATTTGGGAGTTAAAGCCTGGGGAGTAATCCCTGGGTAATAACTATGCATACTTTAAAAACAATATGAATCATCCAAAAGATAAAATAATTAAAGACAATACAAACTTTAAACCCTATGATATGTTTGAAATGTATTTTGGATTTAAATCTGACACTTTAAACACTTATGAAAAAAATAGAGTTAGAGATAGGTATGGAGCAAAAGCTAAAAAATTATTAAAACAAATTAATAACAATGACAAGAAAAGATAGATTGCAAAAATTAAGAAGATATTATGTGGCTCTTATAAAACAAATAGATTCAGCATTAATTGCAGAATACAATAAGCCACCTTACAAGCTGCCAAAAAAGTAAACAAAATAATGAATAAAGAAAAGGTTCCAATTTGGATGACGGACTGGCATTTACAAGATAAAAACAAATCTAAGGTTGTTATTAGGGATGTATTAATTAAATTTTATAAAGGTGCTGACGTTATGAACAATCCATTGTTAGTAAATATTGCTATGAGCAAACGAAAAACTTGGAGAAAAAATCATACTTTCAAGCCTGTTAAGGTCGTTGTAAAATCACAACACGACTTCGGACCACCATATGAAAAAGATCGAATTACATAAACTGAAAGATTATTTAATTGCAAATCCTGAAAAATTAAATAAAGATTACAATCAAACAGCAGAGCTTTTCAATAGTAACTACGAGGCTGTTAGAGGAATAGCAAGAAGATTAAGAAATAAAATTAATCCACAGCACGATAAAGAAAAAACAACATTTCATGAAGATAAAAATATTGCTACAGCTACTTGTGAAGATAGTAAAAGGGTTAAATCGTTAAAAGATTTATTAAAGTCTTGTAATGTAGATTTAAATACTTGGGAAGTAGATAAATACGATATAGGTACATATGAAGTAACAGGTTTTGATAAAGCTAAAAGACCAATAACTATACCAATGTATAGAACAAAGGCTTGGTTAAAACGTGTTGATCCAACAATGAATATAGAAAAAATTAGAGAGGAACTGGTTGAAGACTTGGTTCCTCTTTTTGATTCTGTACCTAGCATAGCAATAAGACCTTCAAGCTTTATAGAAGATGACTCACATTTATTAGAAATAAATGCTTGTGACTTACATATAGGTAAGATAGGAATATCTGGTGATGATTATAGTTTAGAAATAGCAAGACACAGAATGTTAAATGCTTTAGAACATTTAATTAAAAGATCTAGTGGTTTCTATATAGACAAAATACTTTTTGTAGTAGGTAATGATTTTTTAAACTCAGATGGTGACTGGCCTATACCAAGTACAACAAAGGGCACACCACAGTTTAATACTAATAAACATATGGAAATGTATCGTGCAGGTAGAAAGCTACTTATACAGTGTGTTAATATGCTTATAGATATAAGTTCAGTGCATATAGCAGTTATACCTGGTAACCACGATAGAGAATCAATGATGCATATAGGTGATGCGTTAGAAATATATTATGAAAACAATGAAAATGTAACTGTAGATAATTCTATGTCTATGATGAAAGCTTTTCATTATGGTAAGTGTTTAATTGTAAACGATCATGGCGATGGAGCTAAGTTAAATGATTTACCAGGAATAGTTTCTCAACGTTATAGAGAGCTGTGGAGTGAAGTAAGGCATGTTGAGGTACACAGAGGACACTATCACACTAACAAAGCTTATAAGATGCAAGCAGTTGAAGAACTAAATGGATTAACGGTTAGGAATTTATCATCAATGTCTGCAACTGATGAATGGCATGATATGAAAGGCTTTGTTGGTAATATTAAAAAGGCTTCTGCTTTTATATGGTCATATTACAATGGTGTACAAGCTAAACTAAATTATAATGTACACACTAGTTAATTATTTAAATATAGTAACATCAATAGTTCCGTTTGCTACTGCTTTAGATACATAAATAAATACTTGTTTCTTTTTAGAAGATATATTTGTATCCCCTAAAAATGCAGCTTGTCTTAATGAAATTTGATTTGATGTAGCCTGGTCAGAAACCAAAGTTGTACTTGCTCTTAAATCAAAATCATGTAATAAAAAAACAGTGCTCTTATCTAATTCTAATTCTTGATTAGGAAATTTTGTTATTGGATCTTCAGATATATCAAACTCAGATAACAACACGCTAAAAGATGTAGTTTGAGAACTATGACTATTAACAAATATAATATCTTGCAGTCTTAAATCTATTATACTATCAAACACTTTTTCATATAGTACAGTACCTGTAGTTTCTGCAAAACCTAAATCTTTAATTACATTTACATCTGTTAATGCATATTTAGCTTCTTCTTCAACACTTTTTTGTTGAACGGCAGCATAAGAAGATTCAGGTGTTGTAAATCTTTGTGTTGTATCACCTGCTAATGAAGGAGTAGATTTTTTATCTCTATCTCTATCATAACTTAATCTTTTTAATTCTCCTTCATTTTTAGTCTTTAATGCCATCGAAATCTATGTATTCTATAGTAACCTCTTCTTCTTTTTCTAATGCCTTAACAATACCAGGATAAATCCTTTTATACGCATTAACACTTTTACCAACAAACCCATCGCGGAGAATAAGATTGTTTTCTTGACTGTCTCCAACGATAAGACAACCAGCAGTATGTTCGTCAGTATTTCCAGTATGTATAAGAATATATTCAAAGTTAGGCACATCAACAACATGCAACATACCACGATGTATACTAGGGTATTTTTTATTATATCTACTATGAAATCCACCCTCTTTTCTTAATTGTATATTATAAGTACCACTAGGTATTCTAGTTTCTCCTTTAACCTTAAAAGCTCTATGCTCGTCTTCTAAAGTATAACATAAAAATCTTTTACCAATGTCTGTAAGCTCGAAAAGCAGACCGTGTGTACAATCTGCTTGTGAGCTAAATCTTAATACCTGAAGACGCATTAGTCGTCAGAATTAATTCCAGTATTTGGTCCATCGCAAAGTAAAAACTGTACTTTCTGTGCAGCCGTAGTAGCGTCTATATCTAAATTTGTAGATGCATCACCAGCTCCATCAATGTGTACAGGTGCAAACATAAACTCTGTAGGTTTAAGATCTGCAATTATATCACCGTCTGGTTTAACAGCTACAGGATAGTCACCATCTACGTTTTTAATAAAAGCAAATATAGCATCCTTGTGATGTCTTGCTAAATTAATTGTAGTGTCACTTGTACCATTTGTTAATATCTCACCAGTTGTAATAGCAGCGCCAGTTGTATCTGTTGCTGAAGAAAAGCTTGGGGAAAAACTAAAAACAATATTACCTGTGGAATCAGTTAAAGTAAAACTAGCCGAAACAGTTACGTTTGTTGTTTGTGTTGCCATTTTTTAAAATTTATTAATTATGCTGCGGAATCAATTTCTACCGCAAAATATTCTGCTGTTACTGCATTACTAGTTCCTCTAGCTGTAGTAGTTCCAGTACCTCTTATAATAGTAAATAAAAACTCATTTGGTTTTAATACACCTATTAAGTCGTTATCACTTGAAGCTCCTTCATATATCTCTAAAGTACTAGTATCGTCCATGTTTTTAACATACAATATTCTACCAACTCCAGGAGCCGCCATAATTGTAGCGTCAGAACCTGTAGCGCAATCTATTCTTCCTGAAGCAATTTGATCTACACCTGTAATATTTAAAGTTGTAGAACCACTCATGCTTGCAGAATAGCCTGTTGTAGAACTTGCAGTCATTGTAAGACTTCCAGTAAACGTATAATTTTGTGCCATTTTTTTATGATTTTAATCTATTTACAAAAGTACTAAAAATATTTCTAGTATCCGCCACCACTATTATTAACTATAGAAGAGGTAATTGTAGTAACATTTTGTGGTAAAGTATCAATGTCAGCAATTACATTTGAGTGTGTCTGTCCACCCATATAACCAACTTCTCCTTGATACGTATGCGTATGATAACCACTATATCCATTAGAAGAAGCCCAATCAATAGCTTCTTGTATAGTATTATATAAAGGTATACCGTCTATATTAGTTATTACTGCCATTGCTTTCGTTATTTTTATTGCTACTTCCTCCAAAAAAGAAGTCAATAATAGTGTTAACTTTAGCACTCATAGCACCAAATATTGTAGATATAAAACTTATTTCAAACTCACCCATGTCAATACTACCATTAACAAAGTGTTGAAACATTACAAAACTAATACCAAAATATGCTACAGTAAATAACGTTGCTAATATTTTCTGTATAATAGCGTCATCTTTATACATTGCACGTGCAGATTTTCTGTCTTCTACTTCTTGAGCAAAAGCTTCTTTCTCTGCATCTAATAAAAGTTTTTTAATTTCAAACTTAGCAGCGTCACGCTCTTTGTCCGTAGTTATAACCTTATCTAATATGCCCTCAGCATTGTCTACAACCTTACCGAGAATACCTCCTAATAGATTGTTTAACATTTATTTTTTCTTTTTCTTCATCATCATTTTCTTCTTAGCTGGTTTAACTTTTTTCTTAGTCATTTTAGCCATTTTACCTGATGTTTTTTTCATTCCGTATGCCATGATATTTATTATTAAAATTATTAATTATTTATGTTGAGTACTCATCCTAGCCATTCTTTTATCGCAACAACACATTTTTTTAGTTGGGCGACTAATGGCTTTAGTTTTTGTTTTTGTTTTTGTTCTATGCATTTTATTTCACAATTACAGCAACTAGCTTTACAACAGTTGCAACATTCTTCAGGTCCTTTGCAACTTGCAATATTCCTTTTGTATTCGTAATAATATTTACTTTTTTCCACGAGCTTTTTTCTTTCTGCACTTAGCTATAGCACCTGATGCATATGCACTAGGAAATACTTTATAGCTTCTTTTAACCTTATAGTAACAAGCATCTTTAGGTGATCCTTTTTTCTTTGTACTACTTTTTCTTTTTTTTCTTGCTGGCATTTTTCTTTTTCTTTAATGCTTTAAAATCAGCTCCAGTAATTTTATTAAATGGTTTAGCTGCTCTAGCAATTTTACTTTGTTTACCTTTTACTTTTTTCATTTCTTTTTAAGTCTACGTTTATCGTGATTATATCCTTTTTTCTTTAACTCCAAATGTTTTTTGTACGTACCAGCTTTTACTTGTTTACCAGCTTTGCTGTACATCATATGAACTTTAAACTTTTTAGTTTTTTTTAATGCCATTACTTTTTTTTCTTTTTAACAGTTTTTTTTCTTAATGCACTTGTTCTTTTGCCCATCCCAACTTTTTTCTTTTCTGCAACAGCTTTTGACTTTTGCGACTTAGACAATGATCCCCAAGTTCTTGGTGTTTTTGATGAAACACGTTTGCTAGGTCTACACTTTTTGGTTTTCTTATTTTTAGAAGAACCACAAGCATTACCTTTTTCATCCTTCCAATCTTCTTTAAACCAACGTTTAAGAGATGCACCTTTTGCTGTTTTTCTTATAGCCATATTAACACTTCCATCTGCGCCTAGCTGCACAAATTCTTTTTTTAGGAGTTTTGCTACAACTGATGTTATGCATTTTCATTTGTCCTAAACTACGAGAGCAATAAGACTTTCTTCTTTTAGCAGCTTTGCTACCTTTTTTAACTTTACCTGTAACAGCAGTCTTTAATTTACTACCTGGGTTAGCTTTTCTGTAAGCTTTAACACCAGCACGCGTCATTCCAGCTCCAGACTTTGTAGATCTGAAGTTCTTCTTATTACGTTTTGGCATTTTTTTTGCAGCTCTTGGCATTAGTCTAACTTAATAATAGTTTTTTGCAATCTAATATTATCATATTTTATTAATAAATGATAAATACCAGAATTTAAATTAAGTGAATTAATATTATTATACTCACCAACTAATGCTCCCCTTGAATTGTACACTTGTACGTTTACAAATTTAGTAAAATATATTCTTTCTTTTGCAGGATTTGGATATACTTGTATATTTAATCTTTCAAAATTTTGTACATCTACAGGACCTGACCAACCATCTAAACAGTAGTTATATAAATAATCACAACTATTATCCCATTCATTATTACAACAAAATTGATCTACGTCTATTACCCATTCAAAACACTCATTAGGAATAAAATATATATCACCAGAGTAACAACCAGCAGAATAATAGCAACTAGAGTCTGGCACGTTAGCTGATATATTATAATTCTCAGCGGTCTGGTCAGTACAACCAGACAATGGATAAATACAAGAACCATTATTAGTGTTTGCAATTATATTATAGTTTATTGCCGTAGTATCAGTACAGCCATTAATTACTTCTATGCAACTACCATCATCTGTGTTAGCAATTGTATCATAGTTTAGTGCAAACGGATCAGTACAACCATAAGTATACGCTATACATGATCCGTCATCTACGTTAGCGTTAGAGTTAAAATTAAATGCTAACTCACTCATACATCCTAAAACTACATCAACACAAGAGCCTTCTATTTCTGTGTTCGCTTCAGGGTTATAATTCAAGGCCGCTTCATCCATGCAACCTAGAATCACAAGAGTCTCACAGGTTCCGTTATCAAAGTCAGCATCTGCGTTATATTCCAGGTATATTGGATTAGTACACCCAGCAACGTAGTAACAACTCTCGTCATCTGTATTAACACTCTCGTTATAATTTAAAGCTGTATAATCTGTACAACCATATATTTTATCTATGCAACTACTGCCACAGTAAGGCATACCGTAAACAAATACGAAAGGCACAAGCGGATTAGCAAATCCTCCTGGAGCATCAATAGCTGTATGCTCTTCTGAATACAAGGCGTAACCACACTGCACCGAAGTAAACTGTGATTGGTTTGTTGTAAAAAACTTAACCTCTACAGGTTCTGACGTGCTTAGACCAAACGTGAACGTAGTGTCAAAACCATCTTGTAACGTAAACTCACCTATAAAATTATCGCCTTGTACTACTTGTAAGTAAGCTCCAGCCCAGCCGTTACCAGCTAAATCTGTAAGTTCTAATGTATGTGCACAGCTATCTGTTAGTATATCTGTATTAGCTTCTTCCTCGTAGTTAAATGCGTCTTCTTCTGTACACCCAAATACTTTAGGTATTACACACATTCCTGTATCAACAGTTGCTACGGGTAAAAACTCTACAAAGCTGTTATCCATACATCCATATACTGGTGGAGGCGGAGCACAATCTTCTAATACAAAACCATGAAAAGCGCTAAAACCAAAATTAGCAGAGTCTGGTTGAACTAAAGTATCTCCACAATGCATTACATAGTAAGATCCATCTTGTCCACCCCATAGACTACCTGCAACACCGTCACCATATAGGTCAGATATGTTAAATAAGTAATCTCCATTAGGTATACATACTTGAGTTACTTGTGGTTGATACCCTATTATATTGTCATAAGGACCACCTGTAACAATAGTATCTTCATAAGTACCAATAACAGCCCAAGATGTTTCTTGTGGAAACTGATCAGGATTAATTACTATGTTTACATATGTTCCATTAGGACATTGTGCAAACGCTGTAGACAGAGTAAAAACAAGTAGCATTATAAATGCGTATAGAAATTTTGTAAAATTATTCACGCCAGTAATTTGTATCACAATATTTAATTTTATCATATGTTCCATATTCTTCTGGTCCGTATAATGAAGTACCTTCTGAATTTTTATTTTCTTGTAATATAGTAACTACATTATTATTTGAATCAATAATTACAATATCATTTTCTCTTAATAGCATTTTACCATCAAAAGAATTTTCGCAATCTGTACATCTATTTGGTATACCTTTCATTATTTAGTTCCTCTTATGTGAAAATTATCTACAGCAACATCTTGAATAAAATGTGCATTTACTGTAGCACTTCCGCCAGCACCTATTGCAGTAAAATAAGCTAACCATATATATACTTCTGATTGTCCTGCGGCAGCAGATAAATCAGCAGTCACATATCTCCAACGATCATTAGTAGCAGTCTGTATTTGTCCTTGTGAGCCTAACCTAACTTGATCAGTATGAGTTGAATCTTCAGATGTTAATGAATTATCTTCCATAACTTTAAACGTTGCTCCTCCAGCTATTCTACTTGTAAAACTAA